ATTTCCGGCAACTAAGCCCGTTACCCTTGCAAGGTCTAAGCCTTCGTTATAGTAATCTAAGTCGCTACAGTAAGTCGGATCATTCAAACTACAATGCCAAATCACGTTAGGATAATCTTTATTCCCACTAAAAAACACTCTGTTATCGAATACTTGTAACAGAGTGCAATTATTAATGCGGTTTCTATATCCCGGTACCGTCTTTCTGAACTTAACCGATACATTGTCCTGACCGTCTGTAAGTGGTGCGCTTGGTGCTTCATTAAAAAGGATTCTACCGCCCGTTGTATCGACTGTATAGGCTGTTGTAGCGACTTCCTTATCGTTTACAATTACAATAGGCTGGAAATCAGCGTCAATGCCTTTTGCGTCAAGCACATACTCCATGCTTGTACCGTCTGCAAGGAAGGTATTTACACGAATACCCGTAAGCATATTTACATCTTCGTATGTGGTACCGCCACCGCCGGGCTTTCTTCCGATGGATGTTGTAGGAGCGTATCCTACTACTTCACCGATGTTTTTACCGTCATACTGCAAATAATTGATACCATCCTTGAAGTACCAAATATTATTGTAAATAAAGCTGTTACTCTGCTTAGGATTCAAGCCGTTATACAGCACTGTTCTTTTACCGTCTGCAAGCTTATACAGCGTTGTTCCGCAATGGACCAGCATCATTTCAGTTACGCCAACCTTATAAAAGAAAATGCCGTACACCGTGTTATCAAAACCTTCGTGCAACTCCATTTCCGGGCGTGTTCTTATGCTCTCTGTTTCCTTATAGTCCTTCCATACATTCAAGCTGTCCGGGCTTCTCATAAGGTTTACTTCTTCTCCTCTGAAATCAACGCCCCTAAAGGATGAATAGATACGGGGAATTAAGTCTGCCATTAAATATCCACCCCACCTTCAATAGTGATGCTTCCCATGGAATAACGGGGATCTAAACGCTGTAACATTGTTTCGTACCGCTGTGCATATATTGCTCCGTACTCTGTTGAAACGTCACTCTTTAACAAGTCACCTGCTACACCATAAGGAAGGATTTCTAAAGCATCTTGCGACAACTCAAAAGTGTAGGTATCTTCCGTTTCATCTGTGATAGCTTCCGGGTATTTGTAGTAATAGAATACTGCTTTACCGTCATCAACAAACGCTACAATATTCTCTATAATGTCGTATGCACCATCAAAGCGTAACAAGCGCAACTGATAGAAGTTATCCAGCGTATTCATATCGAATAACTGATGCTTCTCTACATCCATTTCCTTATATGCCGGAATCTTCTTCATTCTTGCAAGCTCAAATTGCACCTGGTTAATAACGCTATTCAATTTTGCTTTAATGTCAGGATCATCGGTTAAACCATTACCGTCAGATATTTCTTCGATAAGCTGTAAGACTTTCTTTTTGATTTCAAGCAGTGTCATTTTGTACCCCCTTATAAGTCCTCAATACACTTTAGTTCCTCGATTGCTTCTTTTACTGTTACAAACTCCTCAACGGGCTTAATATATCCTCTTCCCTCTTCCTCAAAGATAAGAATATCGCCTTCTTTTAAGTGAATTGTAGTATCGTACTTACTTTCGTACCCTTCACCCTTTACCTTTGTTACGGACTTGAACACAAGATTTTTTAAGCTCTGTTTTACATTATCGTTCTTATATTCAAGCTCTGTGTCCTTTGTTACTCTGATACCTGCCAACATATCAATACTAGGTTTTCTAATAAACTTTTCCATGTGTTTTCTCCTTATCATTTCCTTTTTGTCAATACACGAATATTCATATACTCACAAAAAGGAAGGGGATTTCTCCCCTTCCTCTACTCCTTCTTGGCTCTAGGCTTCTTTGCTTCTCCCAACACTTCAACCATGTTAGGACTGATAGCCTTTACCCTTGCCAACTGATCGTCGGTTAAATTGTCCTCTTTACCAGCGTTCCAAAGCTCCCCGGTATCACCTAATATGAATGGAATTAATACTCTAACTCTTTTCATAAGCTACACCTTATGCAGTAGCAGTCAAAGGAACTTTTACAACCTGGATGCGTGCTTCGTCAATAACCTTGGAACCGAATGTATCAAGACCACGGATGATGTCCTTGAAACGCTTCTCTGCTCTCAAAGCTTCAACCTCGTTAATCTGTCCGGCAAATGCAATAGCTTTCTTACCACGAACATCACAGTAAGCATGAGTGCTGTCCTTTGCCATGTTGTTAGACATACATACCTTGAAGTCATCGTATACACCTACGATACCCTTCTTGATGTATTCAGGGTTATCAGTAGACAGAGTAATCAAGCAGTTCTTGAATACATTGTATACTGCCGGGGTAATCTCAATTACGCCCTCTTCGTCAAAGTTACGCTCTCTCAAAGCAACGATTGCCTTGTCGATTGCATCCTTAACAGCATCCTGGGTAAGGTTGGTAGCAGTGGTTACGTTAGAAGTAACACCCTTGATAAGGTTTGCTACATAAGTATCACGGGCAACAGCAAGACCGTGTACAGCCTTCTCCTGGTACTTCTCCTTTAAGCCGGGTACGGACTGTGCCTGGTTTACATCATCAACATAGAAAGCAAAGTAGTTTGCCTGGTCGATGGTAAGCATCTGTCCCTTATCGCTCATTTCCTCGATGGTAATATCCTTGGTACCATCGTAAGCACCGATAGTAGGCTCACCAACGCCAAGAATCTTTACGGACTGTGCGTGCTTGCAATCTCCCTCATAGTCACGCAAACAGTTCTCTACTAACTTGGTCTTTAACTCCAAGTCATCCTGAATCTTCTTACTCCAAATACTCTGAATAAAATTTGTTACTGCCATTTCTTTTTCCTCTCTTTCTTAGATTGGAAGCATTACCACTTAAGCATTGACTTTTCTACTGCCTTAAACAGTGCCGGGTTTTTATCAAAGTCCTTCTTGGTAAACTGCAAGGCTTCATCCCTTGTGTAGAAGTCCTTTACTCCCGTGTCCGTCTGCGTTGCGTTTTTCATGCTTCCGGCTGTTCTAATCTCTTTTTTTGGTTGCATTTTGTTGTAGATTTCATAGATCTCTGTGATAGACGTATTGGAACCAAACTTTCCAGCGAAATCTTTAAACTCCTTAGAGTTGTAAACATCCTCTGATACGCCCAATTTAGACAACTCCTTGCCTTGTTCTGCGTTCTTACGGTACTCTGCCAACTCCTTAAACACCGCTTTTTCTCTTGCAGTCATATTGTGCAAGCCAATGTCCGCTAAACGGTCCACCTCTTCGATAACATCATCAAGTCCGGCATTAATAATGTCGCTTGCATCTGCCTTAGCTAATGCTTCAATATCCCTTGCAGAGTAAGTAGGCTCTTTCGGAATCTGAATACCCTTTGCTTCGTAGAACTTCTTGAGTGTGTCTGTTACTTCCACTACATCTTCTTTACCCGTTCCGGCTCTCAATACGCTTTCCAATTCTCCGTACTTCTTCTCGTACTCCTTGCGAATCTTAGCTGTGTTACGGGCGATTTTCTTGCCTAGCACTTCATCCAATTTCTTATTGAAATCTTCCTCTGTGTAGATTTTTTCAGGCTGTGTCACCTGCTCAACGGTTTCTTCTGTGGTTCCTTCCACGTTTTCAGCGTTTTCTAACGCAAGGTTTTCAATCTCGTTCATTTAGAACTCCTTCCCATTTTTTGTTTAAGTGTTTGCTTCACTGTTTCCATGTGCTTTTACCCTCTTCAATGCTTGGAGCAATAAAAAAGCAACAAGTAAGAAATCCTTACAAGTTGCTTTTAAATCGTGTTAATTATCATCCGGGTTATCTTCTATAACCTCGTATTCTTCTTCGCCCTCTACGGGCATTTCAGGCATATTCTGCATCATCTGCACTTCTGCCATCTGCTCTGCTTGTGCGTCAACATCTTCCATAAGGAACATATTCGCTCTCTGTTGCATTGCTTCTGCTTGTGCCTGAATCTGTGCAATCTTCCGCTGTTCCTCTCTGATAAGCTCTACAGCTTCTTTTATCTTCTGTTTAGGTGCTACCGAATCATCGTCAAGCAACTCTGCATATATTGCCAGCTCTCCAACTCTTTCAGCACTCAAATATCCTTGAATGAGCATATTTTCAATGGTCTGCTCCTGGGCGAATCTGTCATATACGCTCTTAGGCGTTATATCTACCTTTACAGTCGCTTGTAACTGCTGTAAGGTGACTTGCGGTACGTTTACAATCTGTACTACTTCTTCCCCGGTATTCGGATCAACAACCGCTTCCTCAAGGTTAATGCCATCTACAGAGTGTACAATCAGATAATCAAGCCATATTCTCGCAATATCCTCAATGAAGTTCTTGTAGCTTTCCTTCTGTTCTGTCATAGGTGACTGTGAAGCTTGCTGTACTGCTAATATTGCTCTGCCGGAAGCATCTTCCGGGTTTACATTACCCGTTGCAATATCTCCGGCACCTGCCAGGTCTCTTGTTACTTGTATCAAATCATCCTGCAACTGCTTTACATCAGGTGACATCTGCGCTGGTGTCAGCGTACCTACAACCTTGTGTACATCCTCTACAGTCTGTCCGCTAACCTTAATGATTCCGCCAACCGTACTCAATGCACTAGGATTTGTAATCTTGCTAGTATCAGCAATCTTCTGCGGATATGCTTGATACTTAACTGTAAGTACCCTTCTTACCTCTGTTCTGTTGACCTCAATCTGATTAGGGATAAGGTATCTTACCTCACCTTCTCCTCTTGCGCTTCCTTCCTTCTCTTCCCAATTAAAATGCGCTATGGGATAAAGTGATAAGCCCGTGTCAACATCCTCTGTAATATCAATCCAGCGTGTAGCACATGAAAAATGTACCGTACCATTCTTCTTGTAGAACTTGTAAACGATTGTAACCATGTTATCAAGCTCAAGTTTAGAAGCTTCTCCGCTTTCCTCAAAGGTATCATTGTCTCCAATAATGAAGGTTGTCTTCTCCTCACTCAATCCTTCTGCAAGCGCAAACTCAATAGCATTACTTACCGGGATTCTCTTTCGGATAAGGATATAAGGCTGTGACTGAATATCCTCGTCATTCTCATTACCGTAGTAAATGTCATTCTTCTTTACAATCTCATTGACCGGGAGCATCTTTTCTGTGTCAAAGTCAACATAAATAATACCCTCGTCATTGATCGCACTGTCCTTCGATACTTTTCTACCCTTGAAGTCCATCTTGTCTTTTTCCCACACTCTTGAAGCGTATCTGTTAAGCATATCGCAATATCTATCCGCTTCCTTGTGGAACTCACTGTTTTCAAAGTTTTGTGAGCTAAAGACAATAGCATACAGATTATCGTGTACAACGCCTACTTTGTACTTAACAATGGGCTTTATGAAGTTCTTCTGCACGGGTTCCACATCACCCAGCTTCGCCTTTCCCCACTGATTACCGTTGTACATTCTGTAATTACGGTCTGTATCAGTGTAAATACCCGTCATACGGTGATAATTACGCCCCTTTTCATACAGCCCCCATATAGTTGTTTCTTCAATCTCTTTAATGTTCACTTAACTCTCACCCCCTTGGTACATCCTCTTGACCGTTTCCCGTGCCGTCATAACGCTCTATATTCGCTAAAATAACATCAAGCCTATTCTTCTCCGCTTCTGCTTCTTTCGCTTCTCTATGAGCCTTATACGCTGTTATAGGACTAGGTATTTTAGGTGTCTCTATCTCTTTTCCCTTAACTACTGTCTGTCCTACCTTTGCACCAACAAAAAAGCACACTACATTGAGTGTGCCTACTACTGCCATTATCAATATTGTTTCCATGTGATCTCCTTATACAATCGTCATTGTCTCTCCGTAATCGTATACTGTTTCGTTGTGCTTCTCAACATTGAAATGATACTGCGGATTTACTACTATCGGTTCATCAATGAATACTACCTGGTCTCTGATATGATGTGATATTGCCAA